CATCACCTTTAAATGGTGATATAATTTTTGCTTTTACTAAATTTGGTTCAAGAATAGCACCAGATCCATTTCCTCCTTGAATGGTAATTTTTGGTTTTGATTGATATCCAATTCCAGGAGAAAGAATTTTAATTTCTTTTACACTTCCAGAAATATTAGGAGTTACAATTGCTCCTGTTCCAGTATCATCAGAAACAACAAGTGTTGGAGGATTGATTGCATCATATCCAGAACCACCTGCATCTACAAAAACACTATCGAGTTTTCCATAATAAATTCTTTCATCTAAAGCAGTAGGTGAATATAATTCAACTCCATTTACCAAAAGACCAATTGGACGATTTGTTGTAGATTTATTTTGATTGTAATCAAAAATATTTTCTTGTTGTACTAAATTAAATTTTTTAAGTATTTTTTGGTGATTTAATTGTTTTCTATTATTTGTGTTGCGATCATAATATCCTTCTTTTATGATATAATCTGTCGATGAAGTAATTCCTGAAATATAACTTCCTTTATATAAATCACTTTGACTATATGATAGTTTAAAATTATTTGAATCAATTCTTGTAAGAAAATAATAACTACTTGAAATACCAGAACCAGGAGAAGAAATATAACGTATTTTCTCACCCGTTTGTAAATTGTGTGAATTTGAAGTTGTAAATATAGTACCTATTCCTGATACATTATACTTATCAATTTTTGCAGTAATAGGATAATTGGGGATTCCACTTGAAGATGCAAAGAAATTATTAAAATTATAATCAGAATAAGTATTTTGTACTCCTGCGGGAAAAATATTTACTTCTGGAAAATTAGAACTTGAACCTTTTTGAATTGTTTTAGTTAATGTATTTTTCTTTGATATGTCTGTATTTGTTTTAACCCTTACTTCTTTTGAAATAAAATTATAGTTAGTTACTTGAAGACTTATTGCAGTATCATTTACATCATTTGTATTTGTAAATACTACCGTTTCTCCAATAATAAATTTCACATCATCATAAGTATTAAATACATATTCATTCTGAGGAGTACTAAGATTTAATTCTTTAAATGAAATATTATGAGATGTTGGAACATTGTAAATCCAACTATTTAATTGTACCTTATCATTTAAATCTGTTCCAAAAGTCAATAAAGATATTTTATCTCCTTCTCTTATTTTTTTAGTTTTTGAATAATCAATATTACTAATGACATTAATTAATCTAAACTCAATTTGTGTTCCATCATCAAGATATGAATATAAAAAGTTATTTTCTAAAACAGTATCATTAAATTTTAAATCAAAAGATAATCCAGTTACTCCTAAAAATTGATTTGATGTCTTATCTGAATATTGAATTTGGATTGGATTTGTAACTCCTGTTGGATATACGGTAAGAAAAGAAGTTGAAAATCCAACAGTAGAATCAACTAAAATTGAACTAGAACCAGCAGAAACTGATTCAAGTACATTAGTTTTTTTAGTTGTATTGAAATTTAAAATAAATGATGTAGAGTCTAAAGAAATTTCATATAAATCTGTTCCTTGTACTGGTCTATATTCTACGTTATAGATTGAAGCACTTGCAGTCCCAACATCAGAAATAGTTTGAAATACGGATTTTCCTCTTAATTGTAATGGATCTCCTCCACTTATTTTTTCTACTAAAATATTTTTAGTAATGAAATTTTGATTATCAGAAGGTCTAAGCAAATAATCTTTTGGTTTGTTTACTTCTATTTCACTTCCAAAAAGAACACGGAATAAAAGTTTGAAAGAAGTGTCTGTTCCTTTTGTAGTATAAAAATCTTTTGCTTTACTTAAAATTGTTTGTAAATTTACATCAGAGTAAAAATTTCTACCTTCAAATCCAGGTAAAAATTGAGTTTTGAATTTTTCAAATATTTTTTGAAAATATACTAAACTTAAATTATTAACAACAGAATTTTGACTATGTTCTGCTGCATTTGTAAAACTAAAATTTAAAAACTGAGTATTATTCGATTGAGAAAGACTATCTACTCCACTAAATCCACGAATACAACCAGTAAATGAATTTGTAGTTATTCCTGTATATGTAATAATCTCATCATTAATTTTTAATAATCCATACTTGCTTGGAAATCCAATTGTGCTATTTACATTAATTGTATCATCAAATGCCAATACATTTGAAGATAAAGTACATGGATATGCAGTAGTATAGAACGTTTCATTATTGAAATTTTCTATACTTTTATAGTAATTTAAATTATTTGCTAAATCTGAAATACCTGTTTGATATTCTTGAGAAACATAATATTGCTGCAAGAATTCTTTAAATAGAGGATAATCTACATTTAAAAATTCTGGTATTTGAGATTCAATTAAAGATTGAATTTTTACCGATTTAACTTCCGTCATTTTATCTTGTATAATATCCGTTTACATAACTTGAAGAAACTGCATATTGAGTTCCTGAAATGTTTTCTCCAGAGGAAAGTGTATCTGCTATCATATTAACTGTTATGTTAGGAATATTTAGTTGCAAATAAATATCTCTTATTGAGATTATATCATTAGATTCTGGTATTGCTTCAATTTGTATTCCTTCTACATTTACAGAAGAAGTAAATATAACTGGATTTAAAAATATTTCTCCACCATTGCTGGTATTAGATCTAGAATTATAGTAAACAGTCCCTGCATTATTGTCCACAACGACAGGAAGACCATTGACTAATTTAAAATATACTATCGTTCCTTTTTGATTATCAATAGGTTTATCAGTCAGATATAAAGTATCAGCAACATCTTTAATTGTAAATCCCGATGACCTTATATTAAATCCAAATCCATTATCTGATGTTTTCTTTAAGTGAAAAGCATTTCCATAACATATTTCATAATTTGTAGGTACATTTAAAATTGGTTGTAAATTTCTTCTAATTTTAATAGTTGTAATATTTGATGTAATCGCAGAACTTGTATTATCAATTAAAGATATTAACTTACTGTACTTAAATCTTCCTCCAAAATTATTCAATTCAGAAGATGCTGCATAAGTTTGAAGTGTATTATAAACTTTTGATTGTAAATCAAGAACATTTGAAACCATTGATTTGTTATAATACACATTAATTTGAGATTCAATATACAAATATTTTAAATCAATTATTTCTTGTTCAATTCCAGCAATAGTGTATTGTTTTAATTGTCTTTTAATATCATCTTTTGTAAATTGAGATAAAAATGATCCATTTCTTGGTTTGATTGAAATTAAAACTTTACCATATTGTGGTGGGGTAAGTTCATCTCCACCATAAGCATTTACCGATTCTACATTTGGAAAAAGATAAGTAATCAAACCTTTATAATCATTTGCAGTAACTGCTCTATATTGAGTAGAATATACTCTTGGACCCAAATACTTAACTGAATCTGTGGGTTCAATATCATCCCCATTTTGTGATGATTGAATTGTAGTTAATAATGAAATACCACTTGTAATTGGATTTCCATTATTATCAATTAGTGTTCCAGAAAATGTAAAATTAGTTGCTCCATTTGCATTTTTACCATTAGTAACAATATAAGTAACAACTGCACTACTTCCACTAATTGGTTTTTTTCCTAAAATATTATCTCCAAATAAAATTTGATATTTTTCATCTGCAACTTCTTGAAGTAAAAATATTTTAGAATTTTTATCTACAGTAAAAATATTTGAATATTGTTTATATTCTTCTACAACTGTTGTATGAATAAACACCCTAATTGTTGAACTATCAACATTTGCATTTGGGATAATAAATTTTTGATTTGGTTGAGAAGCATCAATTGAAAAAGTTTTTGTTAAATATGATCCTTCATAAATTTTAATATTATTAAAAGTTGCAATCCCAAAATCATCTACATTTGCTGTAATATCTTCTGGTATTGAGAATATATAATTTCCATTTTGTGCTGCACCAAGAGCAGCAACTCCAGCACTTAAAGTAACAGTTTTTGATTTTAATGTTCCTACATTTACACTGAAACTTACAGTTGCTATTGATGCTCTTTTTGATCGTGGAACATATCCAATATTTCTTGCAAGAGATACTACATTATCTCTTAAAGTGGCTGAATCTATAAAAGATTCATTTACCGCCATATTTGTATTAAAAGAAGTAATATAGGAATTATATGCTAATAGATCAATTAATGTAGAAAAGTTAGATCCTTCAAAATCAAAATCCGTAAAGTTACTATTTGCTCTCAGATAATCTTTAATCTGAGAACGAAGAGTGTTGAAATCTAAATTTGTAAATTGAGTAAAAGCCATTATATCCTAGTTGGTTGTAGTAGAAAATCTATATTTTGAACAGGAAAAGGCAAACCAACAATATTATATGAAATTCTTACATTTAAATCATTGCTATCATCAGGAACATCAACGTAAATAGAATTTATTGTAATTCTTGGTTCAAAATTATTTAATACATTCTGTATTTCTTCTTGAATTAATGTAGATGTTTCATTTCCTTGCAATTCAAAAAGTGACTTTTGAACGGATGTTCCCAACAAACTATTAAAAAATCTCTCACCAATCTGAGTTCTAACTAGATTGATAACAGATTTTTTAATCGCATCTTCATTTTTTAGAATTGTCACATCATTTGTAATTGGATTTCTAGCAAAAGATAAACTAATATCTTTAAATGCCCTAGAAATTTGAATGGCCATCAAATGTTTGAAATACTTACTATATCTATAATAGTTATCAGATCATTTTTCCATAAACTGGTTCTGTTCCATACTCCCAATCATCATAATCTTCATCATTGCGTATGATTTCATGCAATTCAGTTTGTTTTTTTAGATTATGTTTTGGAGCAGTATCATTCATAACTTCTTGAATGACTCTTTCTTTTTGAATTGGTTGATAATCTGTGATCAAATGAGAGGTTCCCCACATCTCTCTCATATAATTTTTGTCTCTATCTGTCGGTAAATTTGACATTTTAGCTCCTGTTTTAAAAATTAAAACAGAACTTTTATAAAGGAGGTTGCTATCTCCCTATGTGTATTTAACGATTTAGATGACGAAGATTATAATTATCTGAATTTAAGTATTTCAATAGTTCTAATGCAACTAATTTTGGATTTCCTTCTCCACAAGTATAAACATCTATTGCAATACAACCTTTTTCTGGCCAAGTATGACAGGAAACATGACTTTCAGAAAGAGCAATTACAATTGTAAGTCCCTGTGGACAAAAACAATGCTGAAAAATATTTAAAATTGTCATTCCAGCACGTTTAATTCCTTGTTCCATGACTTCCTGAAGAGAAATACCATCATTTAGAAGATTGTGTTCTACATTATAGACTTCCAAAAGAAGGTGATTGCCCATTGAAAAGTGTTCCAATTT